AGTTAAATCATCCAAATTTTAAAAAATGGTTTGCTGGTTTGCTCAAAGAAACTGAAGTAAATCTTAAATTTTTAAAAGCCAATGGCGAAATGAGGGAGATGAGGTGTTCATTAAATGAAGATTTTATTCCAGAAGATAAGAGACCAAAAGATTCTGGCAGAAAACAGCCAGAAGATTCTATTGCTGTTTTCGACATTGAGAAACAAGATTGGCGTTCTTTTAGATTCGATTCTATCAAAGAATTTGATTGGGAGTTACCTGACGATTCTGAGTACCCAAGTGCGCCAATGCCTGTGTTCTTTGACGAAAACGGAAACGAAATCAACGAAATTGAAGAGGAGCAAAATGATGGAAGGTAATAATGTGTTAGTAACAGCAGCAGCAATTGTAATTATTTCAGTTGCTGGTTGTTTAACCTACTTAAATGTTGTTGACAGCAACAATAATAAAGAAATAGTATCACGTGCTATCGAAAGAGGTATGGATCCATTACAAGCATCTTGTGCAGCGAACATATCTACGAACAGTAAAGATATTCGTACTACTTGTGAGAAGCTGGCAATTATAAAAGGAAAGTAATATGACCAAGATTGTTGCTTTACTTCTTCTTGTAATCGCTCTTATCATTATTGGACCGATTATAACCATTTGGTCGCTTAATACCCTATTTCCTATTGTTGGGATTCCATACACGCTGGAAACATGGTTGGCAGCATTTATACTCTTTGCAGGGGTCACTGGACTTGGGCTTTCGAACAAAAAATAATGCTTGACATTTATTCCTTTTCGAGGTATAATATATACTTGAAAGGAGTCAAAAAGTGACTAAAACAAACGAAGCAAAAGCACGTAAGCGTCAAGAACTCATTGATCGTGTTTCTGGTAAATCTGATGAACCAGTGATCGGTCTTGATCCAGACAAATCATATGAGATTGAACTTAATACTGCGTTGAATTGGTTTGCTAATAATGCCGATTCAAAACAGCGTAAGTCATGGGTCTTGTCTTATTACAAAAAACTTAAGAACAATGACTATGTAGAACATTTTTCTGAGTTGCCTGATTTTGATTTTCATTCACTCGGTGCGTTGCTGCGATTGAAGAGTCGTGGTTCGAATCTGTCTGTGAAAGAAGAACAGTTTATTGCAGAGAAAGTTTCCGAACTCTTGCAGAAACAGGTTACTAAGAAATTAGTAGTCACATCTAAACCAACCACAGCTGTTGTTATCAACATCCAAGATCGTATTCTAGAAAAAGCCAAAGAGGTTGCTGGCGAACTAGATGGTCAACTTGATGACTTTATGCTTGCTGGTAAACCTGCTGGCTTCAAACTCAACTTCACTAATTTAAATTCTGCCATCGCAAAGCAAGTTGCTCCGATGTATAAGACACAACTCGCAGAAATTGAAGAAGCAATTTTGGGCGAAGATGAACAGCTGGTTGAGGGATATTCAAACTTTACGAAACCACAGCTAAAACGATATCGTGATTTGCTACAGTCAATCATTGACCAGTGCGAACAAGCGAAGAAGATCGTGCGTAAGCCACGCATTCGTAAAGCAAAACCTGCTGGTGAAGTTGTCAAGCGTCTTAAGTTTAAGAAAGAAGATACTGAACTTGGTCTTAAGTCTGTCTCTGCTCCGACCATTGTTGGTGCTACAGAGTTGTGGGTTTATAATACAAAGTATCGTAAACTTCAAGTATATCGTGCCATTGAGAACAGTTCTTTGACTGTTAAGGGAACATCTATCTTGAATTATGACACTAGCACTTCTGGTTCTAAGACTTTGCGTAAACCAAAAGAACAACTGACAGCTATGTTGTCGATGACAAAACGACCACTGGGTGCTGCGTATAAAGCCATCAAAGGCAAAGAAGCAACACCGAATGGTCGTATTAATGAAGAATGTATCCTGTTGAAAGTATTTTAAAATGATTCTAATTGATTATTCGCAAGTAGCACTTGCATCTATCCTGACTTTCCAGGCAGACTTGAAGAGTGGCGATCCAGAAAAAGTTATCAATCTGATTCGTCACGTTACATTGTCATCAATCAAGTCTTTTAAAAAGAAATATGGAAAAGAGTATGGCGAGATTATTCTTTGTTGCGATGGTCGTAAGTACTGGCGTCGCGATGTGTTCCCACACTATAAAGCCAATAGAAAAAAGGCAAGAGATGCCAGCGATCTACCTTGGACACTAATCTTTGATACACTCAATCAGATGCGCCAAGATGTTGCTGAACATTTCCCATATCGTGTTCTTCATATTGATGAAGCAGAAGCTGATGATATAATTGCTGTTCTTTCCAAATATACACAAGAGAACGAACTTCTTGACATTGGTTTGGTTTCTGAGCCACAGAAAGTTTTAATTCTTTCTTCTGACCATGACTTCATTCAACTTCAGAAATATGATAATGTAACACAGTGGTCGCCGAATACTAAAAAATTTGTGAAAGCAACTCAAAGAGATATTCATGAAAAGCGTATTACACATATCGTAAAAGCAGGTGACGATGGTATTCCAAACATCTTCAGCAAAGACGATGTGTTTGTTAATAACGAACGCCAAAAACCTGTCAGCGCAAAACGTCTTCAGGAATTTATTGAAAATGGTTTTATTGCTTGTAAGAATGATGAGGAACGACGTAACTGGCAACGCAACATCGTGTTGGTTGACTTTGATTATATTCCTGAGCAAATTACAAATAAAATTATTGATGCGTATCTAAATAATAAACCAAAAGGCGATAAGATGACTGCCATGAAATATTTGATGGAACATCGTTGTCGATTACTACTTGAAGAAATTGAGGAGTTTTAAATGAAACAAACTAAGCATATTCCAGAAGTTCTAGAAGAACTTTCAAAAGATCCTAGCAAAGCAGTTGAATACAAAGACGATTTCGCTTTTAAGACTATTTTAAAATGCGCATTTGATGCTGAGTATAAGTTCAATCTTCCTGCTGGTGACCCACCATTTAAACCTGCACCACAACCAATCGGAATGACAAGCTCTAATTTCCGTCAAGAAATGCGCAGAATGTATATTTTTACAAAATTTAGTGATGTTAAATCTAAAATGAGACGCGAACAACTATATGTTCAACTACTCGAAACTGTGCATCCATCAGAAGCAAAAATTTTAAATGCAACTAAAGATCAAAAATTAGATTCTCTTTATCCAAAAATTACGGCAGAGTTTGTCAAGAAGAACTTTCCTGATGTTTTGCCAGAAGGAGTGGTGGTAGCAGAACCAACAAAAAAATTGAAGGCGAAAAGTGCAGCAAAAGTGGATTGATGCATATCTTGACATGGCTGAAAGATTCGCAGAACTCAGCCACGCCAAAAGACTCAAAGTTGGTGCCATCGTGGTCAGAGACAATCGTGTCATATCCATCGGTTACAATGGAACACCAGCAGGTTGGGACAATAGTTGTGAGAAAAAAGTTTACACAATTACTGGAAAATATGATGGCTTGGATGAAGATGGCACTTCGTATCAATGGGTCACGAAAGATGAAGTAATACATGCAGAAGCAAACGCAATTAGTAAACTCGCTAGAGATGGTGAAGCAGGTTTGGGTTCATCTATGTTTTTAACCCACGCACCTTGTGTTCAATGTGCGAAAATGATTTATGGGGCAGGCATTAACACTGTTTATTACAGAAACAGTTATCGAGATGAAGCTGGTGTTGATTTTTTGAAGAAGTGTAACTTGGAGGTTATTAAATCATGATTCTTGAAACATTAATTCGACAGAAAAGATATTTTAATGAGAAGTCTAAAAAAGATATAGATGTTGCTAGAACTTTTTTTGCCAGACATAGTTGGGGTTCTGAAGGATGTCCATTTATTTTGGAGTATCCATATATAACAATTCCAGATATGATTAAAGACAAGATGATTCATAGATCTCTTGGGATTGAATTCGATAGGAGACATCATTTTCTTGGGATGATAGAGGAGAATAATTGTGGATGAACAACAGTTTAACGAATTATATACAAGAATTCGTAAAGAATATGATTCAATGGTATATAAAGAAGGCACATCGCCAATGAGTGTGTTCGGTGTTTACCTTGGAATTATTGCTCAAGAATTTAAAGAAAACTCTAGCAAAGAAGAATTTGAAAGATTCCTCAATCAAATGATGCAAGTTGAATGGACAGAAAAGGTTGTAAATTGATATGAATACTTGGACAATGCATGTTGAAGAAGACGAATACGGCAATCTTGTTCTTCCACTCAATCAAGATATTCTTGACTTGACAAAATGGAAAGAAGGAGATATAATTGAATGGGTAGACAATAAAGATGGGAGTTGGACTTTGAAAAAGAAAGAAGAAACAGAATGGGTTCTTGTTGAAACTCTTTCCCACTATCGTATGCGTTACATGGTTGAAGTTCCTGTTGGGAAAAAAGAATGGGCACTTGATACTGTGACAATGGAAGAAGCAAAAGATTTTTCACAGAATTGGCTTGGCGAAACAATCGTAAGTCATCGTGTTGTCACTGAAGAAGAAGCACTAAACATTTGCGATGAAGATAATGATTACGGCAAAACATGGAATGATGAACATAAGATAAATGTGTTCTTCACAAAACAAGGTGAGAAACGTGAGGACTAGAGGAACAGAAACAACTTCTGTTTGGTTGTATGTTTCTGCTATGTTGTTATCAATATGCTTTTTGCTTGTGATCTTAATGTTTGCAGACAAAATTGACGGAATACAAAAAGTAGTTTATAATTGTGAACTAGCAGAGATTAGTCCAGATTTCCCAATAGAAGTTAAAAATGAATGCAGAAAACTTAGGAGCAAGAAATGAACTTTATTTTTAAATCAAAATCCGTAGGATTCGGTAGTCCAGAAACAACAATGGAATTTGAGGCAGATGATATTAATGATGTCATGATGTATTTTACAGACTTTCTTCGTGGGGCAGGATACACATTTGATGGTGTTGTTGATATTGTTGATTCAAATTATGAAGATGATTATTCAGATCCTGTTGATGAAGATTGTGAATCGCATCAAGAAGCATCTTCAGCAACTTGGCCATTCCCACTTGGCAGACCAAAAGAAAACACTACAGAAGATGAACTACCATTCGCGAATTGGGGTGGTGAGAAATGTTCACTTTGTGGAATGACACGTGAGGAGATGGGTCAAAGTATTTGTTATGATGTTCGTTGTGGATTGGGTCTTAATCGTGTCTAAAGTATTTACAGATGTAGAACTTTTCTTGCGTGCGGTTGGTCAAACACCCCCACCATTCAACGCAAACCCATCTGCTCAATCTAACTTATATTTCGAACTTATTAAAGAAGAGTATCGTGAATTGATGGACGCCAATCTTGATAAAAATGATACGGAAATTTGCGATGCTTGTTTTGATTTGATTTGGGTGATTGTTGGATATATGAGATCACGTGGATGGGACTGCGAACGAATTTGGGATGAGGGTGCTAAGTCAAATCTTTCTAAAATTGATCCAGTAACTGGATTAGTTCGTCGTCGTGAAGATGGTAAAATTTTAAAACCAGAAGGTTGGCAGCCACCGAATTTTCAAAAGTTTATCAAATGATTTTACAAAAATAAAAAATTGAGGTATACTATTGATATGATTACTCTATATCTTGACATGGATGGTGTTGTTGCGAATTTTGATAAAGCGTATCGTGAATACGATCCGTTAAAAGAAGATCGTAAGAAATTTAAAAGCGCAGTTATGACTGGTAAAATTTTTGAAGATCTAGAGCCAATGCCAAATGCTAATGTTCTGCTTTCGCATGTATCAAATCTTCGTGATGTTAAAATTGAAATGTTGACATCCATGGGAACATATGATGTTTCTCAAGGAGCAGAAGCCAAGAGACAAAAACTTTTTTGGTTACGTAAACATAATATTAAATACAAAGCAAATTTTGTTAGAAGTAAACAAGAAAAAGCAAATTATGCAACACAAGAATCAATCTTAATTGATGATTCAGTTGGTTGTGTTGAACCATTCACTCGTGCTGGTGGGCATGGTATTTTACATAATGATTCCATAATTCGTCATACTCTCATGACACTTGATACTATTATTTTGCAACTTCGTGCAATTAAAGCATTAAGATAATGAATATTTTCTTTCTAGACACATGCACCAAAAGTTGCGCTGAACAACATGTAGATAAGCATGTTGTTAAAATGATATTGGAGTATGCGCAACTTCTATCAACAGCACATCGAATTCTAGATGGTTCAGAGTATCTAGATAAAACTGCTAATGGTAGAAATATTAAACGCTGGAAATTACAAGATTCTAAATTAGATTCAATTCTATTTAAAGCATCTCATATAAATCATCCTTCTGCTAAATGGGTCCGTGAAAGTAGATCTAATTATCGTTGGCTTGCCTTGTTGTTAGAAAATCTTTGTGCAGAATACACACATCGATATGGTAAGGTTCACTCTGTTCAGCGTAGTGGTCTTGCTTCTTTACTGAGAAATAGTTTTCCTAAAAATTTTCCAGATAGTGATATTATTACAAGAACTGACCCACCACCTGCTATGCCAGATGAATGTAAAGTTCCAGGCAATTCTATTCAGTCATATCACAATTACTATATAATGAAGAAGAATCACTTTGCGAAGTGGACTAAACGTGATGTTCCTGAATGGTATACTGTATGAGCGATGAAGCGAATCTACTTGATAATTATCGTGTAATATTCAATTTAATTTCTTTAAAAGCAAAAAATCTTCATGCTGTTTTGTGTAAAGAAACAGGTAGGATTGTTTGCTTTACTAATTGGATGCAGACAGCGAAAGCGATAGAATCTGATCCATCATTAAGGGTTTGGTACTTTATCAATCATGCCAAACTTATTCCAAGTAATGTGAAT